AAGCGTAAGATCGTCGGCAGCGTCAGATGTGTTTAAGAGAAAGCATTTGTAATGTGTTATTTATATTAGCCACACCTCTAATTGTTTCTATATATTTTTCTATAATTCCAGCAAAGTCGAATTCTTTTTTTAAGAACTCCATTATTAAACTAGTTAATTCTTCTCCTCTAGCATTATCATTTATTTCACTTAGAGGAAAATGTTTACATGGTAAACTATAACAGTTAAAATAAGGATTTTTAGTTACTAGATATTTTCCTTCAGAGTTTTTAATTATAAACATAATTAATAAGTTTTCTCTGTTTCTAGTTAATACATTTTGTATATTTCCTTCTATCATTTTATCACCATTATTTTACATTATTATTAATCCACTCAATAGCTTTTTCAAAATCTTTTACTAATTCTTTTTTTATAAGACATGGTTGTTTATCAATATTATTAATAGATAAGTAAATTGTATAGTTTTTATAACCATATGCACTTGTCCATTCAGCAATATTGTTATCGTAAGATTCTTTTGCATAATAACGAAAATTTTTATCTTCTATTTGAAAATCTTTTGATGGATTTAATTTAAATATTTTATTGTTTATGTGTTCTATATACCAAGAGTACCATAAATCATTGATTTTTGTTATTTTTATTTTTAATATTTCTTTCATGTTAACTCTCTTTTTATACAGACAAAGCTTTGTTTAGCAATTCCTCAGCTTTTTCTTCTTCATTATCATCATCTTTTTCAACGTCGTGTATTTTGTTTGTTGATTCTAACAGCTTAAGTATAGCATTTACTACAATGTCATAAGGTTTTTCATTTGTCTTACAAAAGTTAAAACCTGGAGTCAAATCTATAACAAAATCTTCATGGTCTAAATCTTTATTTTCGTCTCCGTTAAGTTTTATATACATATTTGTTAAAGCTTTTACATCTATATCTATACCATAATCTTCTTTTGCTATATTTATTATGTTTTTAATTGTTTCTAATGTTTTATCATCAATTAAATTCTTTGAATTTTCCCAATATCTTGTAAAGCCCATAATCATTCTCCTTTCTAATTTTTAGGAATTGCTATTTTAACTGCTTGATAATAAGCATAAGCAGATTCTCTTCCTCTAGTTGCATCTTCTACGAAATACTTTGCAAATTCATAATCAGTTTTTAAATATTCATTTTCAGAGTTTTTAGAAAATAGTTTTTCTTCTAATTCTCTTTTAATAACTACTTGTCTTTCTGTTTTTGTTGTTATTTCTTGAATATAAGAAAGACTTTCTATTTCTCTTGTTGTTTTTAATTCTAGTAATTTAAGTTCTTTTTTAGATATTTCATATTTTTCTTTTATTATCATAGATAACTGTAATACAAAACTTAATATAGTATCTTGATGTTCTATTATATTAATACTATCTTGTAAAGCTCTATTATAATTACTAGGATTTAATTCATTTAATGATATTTTATTTTTAATATTATTTTCATATTGTTTTATCGTTTCAAAATTTCTTTCTTTATCAGCACTACCATATTTATATAGTAGCTTTTTAAACATTGTTGTTGCAATCATGATAACTCCTTATATTTTAACACAATTCTAGAATTTTATTGCTTCTAGTCATTGCAACGAATTTTATATATACTTCATCCATATTATCTATCATTTTTTCTTCATCAGGATAGTCTTCAGCTATTTTTACATAGCTGAATTCTAATCCTTTGCATCTATGTGCAGTTATATATCTAATATGCTTTTCGTCTTCAATTTTATCTTCTGGTATTAATAATTCTTCATGGCTTAAAATTTCAAGTAATTCATCATATGAATAGTGACTACTTAGAGAGATGAATCTTTTCAGTCTTGAATCTTTGCTTAAACTATAAATATATTCTAAATCAGAAACTCCGTTTATTGGGATACCTTTGTATCTTGATTTATAGTCTCTGATTTTTTCAATTAATATTTTATAGAAAGAAAGTTCGTCTATAGTTTTTTGGGAGATGACTATACGTTTGCCGTTTTTCATACTTTCTAATAGTTCTAACATTAATGCTTTATTTGTTCTAAATATCTTAACATAGTTGTCTTCTGGACAAGTTCCAAACGTTGCGTTTGGATTAACACCATTTAATAAAATTGGATTATCAAAAAACTTACTTATTAGATTATTACAATAATCACTTGTATCTTTTCCTACTCTATATGAAACAGTTAGTTTGAAATCACATTCTTTCATACCAACTGCTCCGTTATAACCATATATCTTTTGATAAGTATCTCCTACTCTTACTGTTCTTTTACCTTCACTAATACTATTTATAATATCTAAATAACATTCTGAAACATCTTGATATTCATCTACTAATATAGTATCTATTTCAGGAAGAATTGGTTTAAGCATTTGATATCTTTTAATATATAATTCATGAAACATAGGACAATCTTTGTTAGTTGCAATGAACTGTAAAACAGACTTACAATACTCAACAGTTCTTTTATCTACTATTGTTTCATCTAAACAGTCTTCTAATTTTTTAGAAGAAGAAAAAAATCTTCTTAATACTGTCATTGTATCTTCTATCCTAAAGTCCATATATCTGTCAACAAATCCTAATTTTTTCATTGTTTCAAACATAAAAAAATAATCCAAGTTTTCATCTAATCTTCTTTTTGTAAAACTAGCAAAATAATTAACTTTACTTGTTTTAAAAAAGCTATAAGCAAGTCCATGAAATGTTTTGACTATAGCATTATTGATGCCTTGTTTTTTTAATTTTTCTTCTATTTCTTCTTTAATAGTAGCATTAAAGCAAAGAATTAAATGTCTTCTATCTGGATTAGCTTTAGCTATAGCTAAAAGCAATGTTGTTTTTCCAGTTCCTGGACCAGCATTTACAGTTATGTGTTCTTTGTTACTATTTACTACAGCTAATTGTTCTTCAGATAATCTCATTTAATTCTCCTTTCTTTTATAACATTCTTTCACCTGAGTTCCATAATTTTTCTAATTTTCTATAATTATATTTGCTAGAAAGATTAAATAAATATAGAAACTCAATAACATGTTTAAATGTTGTATGTGTTTGTACAAAACTATCAGTATTAAAGAATAATAATTCATATTTTAAATGTTCTTCATTGTATTTTATTTCTGCTATTTTTGAATCATAACTGAACAATACAAATATATCTCCTGTTTTTATTACAACACTTTTTCCACCATTTCCTCTGTGATATAAACTTATGTTTGTTGTTCCAATCATATTTAATCACTTCCTTTAATTTAAATATTCAGGTTCTTCTTCATCTAATTCCATTTGAGCACTTACTTTTCTAAAGAAATATTCCATATAGAAAAATCTTAGAAAATCTTTTAATTCTTTGTTTTCATTTGGATAAAGTTTATTTATTTTTTCTATTACTAGATTATAAACATCTTCACTATCTACTTTTTCTTCTATTGAAAATAAATCACCATATTTCTTTTCTAATTGTTTTTGGATATGCTTTCTTATTTTTTCAAATGTCTTTGAAACTCTCTTATATTGTTCTTCATACTTCTCTTTTAACGCCATGTTCTTCTCCTTTCTGTATCATAGATTATATAAAATGCGCCAGCGCATTATAATTTTTCATTCATCAATTCACCTTCACAAAACTCAATTACTGTTTCTGGAACTCTTTTTGTTAGTTCTAACATTGCCTTTATTAAAGACTTGTTATATACTTTTTCATTAGATAATAATAATTCTTTTTTATTAATAACATCTTCTATAATGAAATCTTGGAATACTTCAATTTCAGCTTCAGATAAAGAGTTACGCATAATTCCTTTTACTTTAGCTTTAAAATATTCTTTTTCTATTTGCAAAAACTCTATTTCAATTTCTCTAACTGCATCATAATACTTCTTTTCTTTTTTCAATAAAGTAAAAGCATTTTCTAAATCCATGTTACCTCCTTATATTGAATCAACTAATACGTTGCTTGTTATGTATTCTTTTTCTTTTTCATCTAAAGAGTTAAAAGATTCAATAACTAAAAACATTTTTACAAATATTTCTTTGGCAACAAATTTATTTTTTATTTTAATTATTTTATTTTCTTCTAATAATTCTTTTAAAGCCATTTCACAATATAATTCAATTAAATCTGCTGAACCAATAACACTTTCTGCTTTATTCCTAAATTTTTCATAAGTAAAAAATACTTCATCAGAAAGTCTTTCCATTGTATATTTTTTTACTTCTTTTATATATTTTTTAAAATCTTCACTGCTAATTACTTTTTTTAAGAAATAATTATTTCCTATTCTGTCGTCTAAAGTTTCTAACATTTCGTCTATTGAATCCATATTATCTCCTTATAAAGCATCTGCTAATATTTTTCCTAATATTTCTGATTTTGTAGTTTCATCTAGCTTATTAAAAATCATTATTGTAGAATAAACTTTTTTAAACAATTCTTTAATGATGTATTTATTTTCTCCTATTTGAAATACATCATCTTCATCAATTAACTCGTTTAATGCTTTTTCTGTATACAATCTTTTTAATGCTTTTTCTGTTGAACCAGATAATTCATTTTGAGTTATATTTTCAAAGTCGTTATATGTAAAACCGCCACACCATCTAAGTTTTTTTAATGCTTCATTTTTTATCTCATTAATTCTAGTTCTAAACACATCACTATTCATAAAATCTGTTTCAAAATAAGAAAACATTAAATCTTTTTCTAGTTTTTTTATTGTTTCTTCATTATTTTTTTGTATTTCTTCTTGAATAAGTTCATTAGTTTCCATATTTATTCTTTCTTCAAGTTTTTCTCTTATTTGTCTTTGTCTTTGTTTTTCAAAATTTTTTTGTACAGTTTCACTTATACACATATCTTCTCCTAACAATTTTCACATATTGTTTTATATTTACAACCATTACATTGGAAGTTTTTATAAATTTCTCCGTTTAATAACTTATTTATTTCAAAATCTTCTATTAATCCATAAGATTGCATATTATTAATTTCATCCATACCAAGACTTTTATCTGTAAATATCTTTCTAGGAACAACATCTTTTTCAATATGTTTTTCAAAAAGTTTAATTTTATCTAATAGATAAGATAAATCATATTCATCTATTTTATTATTATCTATACTTAAACAAGAATCTTGAAAACCAAAATTAAATTCTTTATATAACTCGCTATTGTTTTTACCAACATATATAAGTTTTAACGGTTTTCTAATTAAAAACATATTAAGCATTATTTCTGGTATATGATAACTTAATGGTTTAGCATTAAATTTATTCCATACTTTATTTTTTATAATTCCTACACTATCATTTACAGGTTTTATTAATAATATGTATTCTTTATCTCTTTCATAATCATATATAAAACCATCTTCCGTAGTTTCTATATTTAATCCAAAAGTATTAACTATAGTGTTTTCGGGTTCTTTATATATATCTACTAATTTAACTTTACGTAAGAATTGTTCTTTAGACAACATATTTTTTTCTATATCTTCAGTTACTTTACTTGTAACATTATCTTGATAAGAATTCTTAAATCTAAAATATGTTTCTCTACAACAATGTCCTATTTCTAATTCTTCTAATTCAGATACACAAAAAGAAAAATCAGAAGCTTTAAAAATCTTCTCGATATATATTTTTCTATCTTCTGAATTTTTATAAACTTCTGATTCATTATTAAGAGTGTTAATATAAGTATTATAAACTTCTTGCATTATTTGAAGCCAAGAAGTTTGTTCTACATTTTCTCCATTTTCTTTCTTTTTAATATTATCTTGAATTATTTGATTGATAATGTTATTTTCATTTTTCATTTTTTACTCCACTTTAACTAATTTACTATTATCATGATTTAAAACAAGTATTAATGCATCTGCTTTATCATTATCTTTATTATAGCTAGTCAATCCTAATTCTGGATAAGTTTTTTTTATATGATTAAAAGCTGTTGCTTTATCATTTGGTTTAATTTTAAGATGAGCTCTACTAGAAGAAGGTGTAATATTATATACTTCTATACCATACTTAAATAAGAAATAATTTACTAAACCGTGAAGTTTATATAGTGGAGCAGAAGATGAAATAGTAAATTTACTGATGTAAGGACTTTCTATTATTGCTTTACTAGGTTTATATATAGTAACTATATCTAATAACCAGTATAAGATTTCTAAATCTCTTTCAAATTCTGTAGGAGAACCACTTACTTTAAATGAATCTAAGTATTCTATGTTTTTAGTATCTATATCATATATACAAACACCAGGACATTTTTTACTTAAATCAATTCCTATTATTCTGTCTTTCTTTAAATCTTTTGTAACGTTCTCTAGATTTTCTTTTTCTTGCTTCACTAATTTCTTTATCTCTTTTATACCTTTGATAATAGACATTATGTTCATCTACTCCTTCATACAAAACACTTTCTACATTGTGTTTTTTTAATTCTTTTATAAACTCATCTAAACTAGGAAAATAATCTGTATCAAATCTAAGTAATACTATTCTACCTAGTTTATGAAAAAGTTCTCTTTCTTCGTCATTCTTTTTATAGTTTCTTAAACTTTCTGCTGTTTTAAAGAAATGACCATCTGCTTTATTTAAATTATGATTTGTTCCATCTACTTCTATACATATAGGAGGAGTAGTAGGGAAGTAAAAGTCATATCTCTTACTTCCTTCTTTAACTTCCTCAAGTAAAACTACTTTATATATACGTGAAATAGATTCCAGTATTCTTTTCATATGTATATGTGCTTTACTTAACATTGTGTTACCCCTTATGATGTCTAAACCATCTTTTCTTTGTTTGGATTCCTTTTAAACTATGTCTTAGTTTATTTATATTATGAGGTGTATATAGAACATCTACTTCCTTTTCTTCTTTTACTTCTGAATAATTTCTAACAATAGATGCTATTTCTTTATCACTTGTATAAATTAAAGCTTCTTTGTTATTAATCCATTCTTTTATATTACTAATATCTCCAGAATGAGTGTAGAAACAATTAATATCAAATCTAAATTGTGTTTTATTTCCTTCTACATAACAAGAAACAGAACCAGCTGATTCATCATAATTGTTTATGTTTACATAGTCACAATATACTTCATGATAAACAGATTCTATTGTTCTCCAAGATTCTCTTTCATTATCAGAGAATTTAACTCCGTATATATTAGGAATACCAGTTTTTTCTTTTAGAAAAACAATACTGTACAAGTCTATATTAAAAGCACTTGTACATAATGTTATTTCTAAATCTCTAAGATTAAATCTTTTTACTTTTCTCTTACCATTTTCATAGTAAGCAATATGTAAATATTTTTTCTTAGCAAGTCTACCATATTCTTTTTTTAACCAATTTTTCATAAACTACTCCTTATATTCTATTATTTCACAAGAGCGTCTTTGACATAGAAATTCAAACATTTTTAAAGTATTAGAGAAATTAGATATATTTGTTTTTCTATAAACAACTACTGTATTTATCTTTTGCTCAAGAATAAGATTAATTAGTTTTTGTAAACCTTTTCTATCTTTAAAAACCATATTATCTTCTTCATCTATTAATATTTTTTCTATACCATATCCTTTAGTTCTAGCAAAATCTTTTAATGTTTCTTCTTGTCTTTCTAAGTTATAAGTTCTTGAATCATTAAAATCTGGACATATGTATATAGCTGTTTTCCTTTCTAGTCTTATTTCTTCATTTTCCATATTATTTATTTGCGTCATAATATCCCTCAGTTAATTCATTCAATCTATCTACTATATCATTAAGTTTATTGATATGTTCTTTAGTAAAGTCTTCTAAATTACCTTTAGATTGTAACATTAACATAGTCATTACTTGTTTAGACATAGCATCAAGATATGTATCAAGTTTGAATTTTTCTTTAGAATTAGATAATTCTTTAGTTATTTCTTCATTTAACTTTTCAACAACTTCCATTTTTTCTTCAACTGTTTTAGCTTCTTCTATTACTAAGTCTTCTTTTGCCTTTTCTTCTTGTTCTGGCTTAGTTAATAATTCATTCTTTAAAGTAACTTCTCTTTCAGTATTTTCTGATTCATCAACAGGAATTTCATCTTTTTCAATTTCTTTTGTTTCTACTTTTGGTTCTTGTTTTATAGGATTAGTGTCTATTTCTTTAGCAGCTTGTTTTAACTTTTCAGCTTCTATTTCATAGTCTAACCCTTGTTTAAATAACGCAATAGCTTTTCTTAATTCTATTTTACTTAAATGATTATATTTATTGTAGAATGTTTTTATTTTATATTTAGCTTCATTACTTATTTTTCCTGGAATTTCATTTAAGAATAAAATCATACTATAGTACTCATCAGAGAAAGATATATTTTTAACAGTAGTAATTTCATCATCAAGTATTTCTTTGTGTAACACAACCCAGTTAAATAAACTTCTTCCTCTTCTTTCATCTATTTTAAAACTAGTAATGAAATCTTTCATTTTAATAGTAGTAAGTTTACCAGCATCTACTAATTTATTATATAGTTCATACATAGACATAGCTACATCATAATCACTTAATCTTTGTCCATGATTAATATTTTCATTAATAGCATCACGAATTATCGTTTCTATTGTTTTGTAATCAGTAATATAAGCCTTTATTGTTTCTAAACCAAGTCTTTTACTTGCTTCTAGTCTATGGTAACCATCTACTACTATTAGCTGTCCATCAAGTAAACCAAGATGAATTTCTGGAAATACTTCTGCTTCTTTTAATGATTCTACATTTTCTTCAATTAAACCATTCTTTCTTGGATTGATATTGATATTACTAATATCAGAAAGTAACACATCTTGTATTACTTTATTTTCAAATGTACTTGTTGTGTAATTCATTTTTTTACCTTCCTTTTATATTTGTTTGTTTTTAACCTTGTTCCAAAACTCTTTCCATTCTTTAGAATCAGCTAATTTTTTAACTTCTTCTTTTGTTTTGAAATAATTCCCTAAATCATATCTCGTTCTATCTAAATAAAAACCAAAATCTACATGTTCTTCAGCTATTCCTTCTGAACTTATAGAAAAATATGTTTCTCCGTTTTTAGCTCTCCACGGTTTTTCAATTCCAAATTTATCATTTAAAAAATCTACTATTTTTTGTAGATATTTTATATCTTTGTTTTCTATTATTTGAGGAATTTTATTTCTACCATTTATATTTAATTTAAGACAATAATATAGGAAACTATTTATAAAAGAAGCGTCGAATTCTGTACGTTCTCCTATGTTAAAGAAATATCTATTATCTTCTCCATCTATAAATTCACAAACTCCAGCAGTTTTAAAAGATTCTTTGCTTAGTTTGCTTATATACCAAGAACTGTACTCTTCGTTAATTTTAACAACTTCTATTTCCAAAACAGATTCTTTCATTGAAACTCACCTGTTCTTATAGCTCTTTTAAACCAATTAGCACATTCAGAACCTACTATCTTACTAATTCTTTTATCTGTTATTGCATTATCCTCTAAGAATCTTCTTTCTTCTCTAAGTACATCTTTTACTATAAAATCAATAAAAGGTTTAATATTTTTCAAATCTACTTCTAGATTATTTTCTTTTAGATAATCTAAACCTTGTTTTAATCTAGCTTCATTTAAACAATATTCAACTATTCTTTTATCTTCTTTTATTTCTTCTATTGACTTATCTTTATTTACTTTCTGAGCTTTTGTTTGAAACTCGTCTATTTTAGTTTTAAAGAAATAAGCTGCACCATCTATTATATAATGCCAAACTATACCTTCTCCTACTCCTTTATATCCAAACTTCTCAGCAAATACATCTTGTGTTTCATATTGTTTTACATAACTATCTATAGTTTCAACAAAAGATAAATTATCAAATGATTTCTTATCTATAGTTATTTTATGTTCAGTTTTAAATAAATCAAATATTCTAAGTTTCTCGTTAAATATCTTTATATCTGGAACTATGTAAAAGTCTTGATAATCATTTATTAATCTTATAGCAAAAGGTGCAAAAAATCTTTCCATTTCACTTATTGCCATGTTTTTTTGAATAGCTTTACCAGCATATTCTCCATATACAATAACCATAGGATATTTATTAAGCAACTCAGTTATGTTGCTTTTGATAAACGCAACCCTTTCAGGATTCATCCATTTATAGAAATCCATATTATCTTGGTGTTGATTAAGTATATTGTTTCTACTTTGTATTTGTGTAGAACCATCTTTATAGAATACTATACTTGCATTAGTTCCATGAAGCTTTGGAGTACCATAAATTTCAAGAACATCATTGTGTGTAAAATAATTACTTCTTTTAAGCCCATATATAAAGTCTTTTAAATGAGTTATATGTTGGAACTTATACATTTTCTTCATTACTTTGTTTTTATTAAACAATTTTTTAATTAATAGCTTTATCTTCTTGAACATCTCTTATTCTCTCCTTATAAAACTTTATTAGTTTGTTTCTAACATATTTCATAGTATATAAATCACCTATTGGAAATAGAGAACCATTTTTAACTTCTATTCTTTTATCTTTTAAAGCTTCTCTTCTGATATATGATACTATTTCTAACATTTCACTATGAATAGTTGGAGATAATTTTATTTTATCTCTATAAGAATCATAGCTATATTGAGCGTCATCTATATCTTCTTCAACAAAGTCATCTGGGAGTTCAACACAATTAAAATATTGTATTGGGTCTTTGTCTATTACTAAATAAAAGATATACTCTAATATACCATCATATTCATCTAAGTTACTTCTAGATAGAGTAAAAACGTTTTCTAAATCTTTATGGCATTTATTTCCTACGAAAATTACTTTTATTTTCTTAAAACTATTTGCCATTTTTGTTCCTTTTTTCTATATCACAAAAAGTTTGCCACATTCTAATTAGTTCAAAACTTTTATCTGATATATTTCTACAAATTATTCTTTTTTTAGATTCTAGAAAAAGATAATCAAACAACTCGCTATGAGTTTGTATTTCTAATTCTTTGTTTTCAAAATCAATTATTAGAACTTCATTTTTATCTTTTTCTATTTCTTCTATGAAAAAACTTTTATTTTTGCCTACAAGTTTTTTGAATTTTAAAACAGTATACTTATTCATCATATTTTCCTATTTTAATGTCTTCTAAAACTGATTCTACAAATTCTTCAAAATTTTCGTAATCTTCAAGATAATCATTTAATACATCACAATAATCTTGCCAGTTATCTACTCCGCCACATTCTAAAGCATCTAATTCATATCTAGATATTAATAAACCTTTTAATGTTTTTTCATCTATTTCATAATTTCCGTTTGATAACTTTTTTATTTTCATTTATTACCTCCTACATAAACTCCATATCAATTATCTTCTTTAGTTTTTCAAGTATGTCTATGTTATCAAATAAAACATATTCAACTCCTGGTTCTTTTACTTCAGGAAGACTATATGCTAGTTTATATGTTTTACTTTTTACACCACTGATAACATCATTTATAACAATTCCAGTATCTGTGCCTTTATTAAAACTATCTTTATTTCTAAGATTTATATTTTTTCTTATTAAGAAATCTATACAGTCATTATAAAGTTTTATAGATTCTTCAAATTTCTCTTTTATTGCTGGTACAGTACTATTAAAAGTACTTAGTTGAGATATATTAGGGCCTTTACATATAATACCTTTATTATTTTCAACTAATATATATTCAATATTACCTTGTTTTAGTTTTTGACCCTTATTTGCATTAAAAGCCTTATGTTCAAAAGTGCAATCAACTATATAGTAGAAATCCTTGATTGTTTTGTTTTCAAGAACTTCTACTAAAGTTGATACTAATGTTTCTTTTCTATTAAGGCTAATGAATTGAGCCAAATCTTCTTTTTTATATTTTTGAGTTTCCTCAAATAATATTAAGATTTTGTCATTCATTGCTAAGCACCTCTTATAATGTTAAACCTTTATAATCACTTGGTGAATAAGTTTCATTTTGAGGTTCATCTGCTCCTACATTAGTATTTCTAGAACTTCCGCCTTCTGAACCTTGTTGTGGTGGAGTATACCCATTGTTTTGTGGAGTTGTATATCCGTTGTTTTGTGGAACAGAGTAACCATTATTAGGAGTATAACCATTTTGATATCCTCCATTGTTATATCCTGAATTGTTATTTCTGAATGAACCACCATTATTTTGTTGTAAAGAATCTTTCTTTACGATATTATAATCTGGAGATTTTTCTGAAGTTTTATTTGTGTTTTCAAAAGCTACATACTTAACTCCATTAATCTCAAAAGATAAATATTCTTTACCACTTTTACTTTGGTTTACCCATAACCCCCAAGATTCTCTTCTTGGTTGACCATTGTTTTGATAATTATTGCCGTTATTATAATTACCATTATTATTTCCACCTTGGTAACCATAATTTCCTTGTTGATTTCCTTTTCCTAATGCCATTTACACTTCACGTCCTTTCATTTATTAAAATATAAACCATAGTTTTTATTACTATGGTTTTTATTCATTTTTTAAAATTCTATTTCAATCTCAGAAGTTGCGTTCTTCAAATTCAATTGAATGTTTATGTTTTCTATGAATTCTATTTTTTCTTGTTCTGTCTTATCTAACTTTTCTTGTAGATTTAAGAAATCTTCATTGTATAGTTTATATTGTTCAACTGCTTTTTCAACAGCTTCAATATCTTTAGATGAAGAAGTATTTGCTTTTTTACTTACTGATTCAAGTAAAGATTCTTTTTTACTCTCTACATTTGTTTTTATTTTATTGATTTCGGAATTCATTTTGTTTAGTTGATTCTTAAGAATATATTCATTCATATCTTCACTAGATTTTAATTTTTCTAAAGCTAAAGCTATGATATATTCTTTATCTCCTATTTTAATAGTTTGAGTTGCATTAAACTTTAAGATTTCAGCTCTTATTTTATTTCTATTTTCTTTTAATTTCACATAAGAATCATAAAGAGCTATAGCATCTGCTTTATTTTTTTCAAAAGTTTCTTTATATAAAGCATATTCTCCTACTGTTCCGACATTAAATAGTTTCATAGAAGAAAGTTGAGTTTCTATTTTGTCTATTTTCTTTTCGTATAACTTTACTTCTCCTAACCATTCAGTTACTGTTTTTTTCATATTACATCACCTTAATCCTTTACATTGTAAATTTTATTTTTTAAATTTTCATTAATCCAATTAATTTTCCAATCACATCCAAGATATGAAAACTCTATATCTTCAAGTTTATTTGCATTATCTATCGCTATTATGAAATCACTTTCTAAAATACTATAAGAAAATTCTTCATATTTATAAGATACAATTTCTATTAAATCTTTTAAATCTACTATTAACTGGTCTTTAAATTTGAATTTTTTTGATTCCATATGTTCTAGTAAGTATAAACAAGAATTAAATAGTTGTTCATCGTAAAACTTAATCTCGTTGATAGAAGCACAAAATTTACTTATTCTTTTTACTTCCATTTTTACTCCTTTATTATATAATAACTTTTAATATAAAGTCAAGAAAAATTTTTTAAATTCTAAATATACTTTATTTTTTCACCATATTCTGCTTTTAAGCAATTAAGAATTGTTTGTTTAAACCTACTAATTCTATCTATAACTTCTTCTTTTGAAAAAGAATATACTGATTCACCATCTATATCGTCAAATATATAAACATAATCATTATTATGTTTTAAGAATTTTCTTTGTTTTAAACCAAGTAAAAATGCTTTATAATTAGATTTTGTTTCTTTTTCTATTAGCTCTTCTATATTTTTATAACAATCTGTTGTACCAAAAATATAACCAAGAAGTTTTTCTTTCTCTAGTAGTTTTAAAATTTCTTCTTCTTGTTCAGTCATATTTCCTCCTATACACAAGCATTTAAAAATTTTTTACAAAGTTCATCTTCTCCATATTCTTTTTTATAATATTTTAAGAATTTTTCTATATCAAAATCTAATGATTCAAAAGATTCTGCTGGAAAAATTTTATTTTCTAAATAACAATAAAAAAGACCGTCATCATCATCAAAATCTGGATTTTTTTGTCCTAATTCAAATAAATCATATAAATCATCTGATTTGTCAACTAATAAATAATACAAATCTTCGTAATAACGTATTCCTTCTTCTTCTAAAAACTCAAAGTCATCTCTTTTAAACATTTTAATTAAAATTTTTTCTTTTTTATTCATTCTCACTCCTAAATACAGGCAGTCAAATATTTTCTATAAAGACTGTCTTCTTCGCCATAATCTTCAACATATTTTTCTAAGAAATCAGGTATGTTAGTACTATCCAATATATCTTCTCTTTCATATTGAGTAATTTCATTATTGGCACTATCATATGTATACAAATAATAATTTTCATCTATGTCGTTTTCATAATTATCCATACCTAGATAAAATGCATCTAATTTACACGAAGTATTGTCCATGATTAGTCTTTCTAATTCAAACCAATATTTGCCATCTACTATACTGATATCAGAACCTTCAAAATCTACTCTTTCTAACATTTCTATTAGCACTTCTTCTCTTTCAGTCATTCTTTTTCCTTTCTTTTTATTTAAAATATTCAGTAACATATTTATTATTGCTAAAATTTTTTTTATGAAAATCTTCGAAATATTTTTCTAGTGTCAAAACACTTAATAAAATATTAGATTTATCCCATGTTTTAATTCTATAATCATAACAAGCTTTAGCTATAGAATTAGCTCTTACTAAAGTATAAAAATAAATTTTTGATTTACAGTCACCATGTTTTTTTGTTTTTACTCCAGTTTTAAAAGCGAAAAATTTATCTTTACATTTTTGCTCTATCAATTCTTCTAAATTAAAAAATACATCACCTTCAAAAACTGAAAAGAACTTAAAATTTGTACTTATTAAAATCTTCATAATTAAATCTTCTTTTTTCATTTTACTCCTAAAAAAAGCTAGAGGTTTTACCCTCTAGCTTCTTTATACATTTCTAATGCATCTTTATACATTTCAGATAATACTTCAGCAGCTTCTTTAGTTCTGAAATAGTTTCCAGCTTCAAATCTTTCTTTATCTTTTTCAGTTCCTAATTCCATTGAAGCAACTATTACTCCCAAACCATTTACTGTATAATATTTTTCATTTTGTGGAACTCTAGAATTATTTAATTCTTGTTCTTCTCCTAGTTTATTAAGAGCATCAATCATTTCTTTAATTCTTTCAGCATCTTTATTTTTCATAACTAAAGGTTCTTTACTTGATATTAAATCATTTACTATTGCAGCTCCTAATGGAAACTCATCAATAGTTTCTTCGTAAAGTTTTTTATCAACTCCTTTGATTATTACACAAGTATGGTCTTCACCTACCTTAGTAAATTCTACATCGAATAATTTTTTAGACATTTTACATCACCTGTTCCTTTTTTTAGATTAATAATATTATAATATATTTATTGACTCATTGTCAATAATATTTTCAACAAAATTTACTTCTTTTAAATACTGTAAGAAAACAGTACTAATTGTTAATTTAGCGTAATCAGTCATTTCTCTTTTTTCACCATTTATCTCACAATACATAGAATTTTTATCCCAAAAGTTATATACTCTAAAAGCATATTTTTTACCTTGATAAATCATATCTACTACTACTTGATATTTATTATCTTTATCTCTAAAGCTAAACATATTAGAAATAAATTTATCATCAGGAAGTTCAATTAATCCATTAGTTTCATAATATGTTTCTTTATAATATTGTTCTAAAGATTTCAACACCAGTCACTTCCTTTTGCATATGTATTTTCATTTTTATGATTATGCCATTCTAGATTTTCATTTAATTCAAATTCTATTTGTTCTAATAAGTTTTTTATAATCAAGCTAGTATGTTCATCAAATTCAATGTTCTCTAGTATCTCATAATCAAAATGTTTATTTGTATATTCTATTTTATTTCCTGTTACTGGTTTATCTTCTTCTATTAGAAAAAAATCTACTATATAATATTCATTTTCATTTCTATTTTTTATTTTAATAAAAACTTCATTCATGTTTAAACCATAAATACTTTCTATTTTAGAATTTTTATTTATTTCTAAACCATCAGGAAAAAGTTTTTTAAATTCTTTTTTTATTGTTTTCATAATTGTTACCTACTATTTTTTACTAATTTTTGATATTATTTTCGCTATTTTTACTTTTTCTAATAATTCATTTTCTCCGCCGGCGCATTTTTCATTTCTTATAACTGGTTCTTTATAAGGTAAATAAATATATTCTTTAAAACCTAGCCTATCAAAAGTATTTCTTAAAGCATCTATAAGTTTTTCAGAATAATATTTTTCATCTTTTAATGCTTTTATATAGACACTACTTAAATCTCTATCTGAACGAATTATTTTAAAAAGACAATGTGCACCAGTATATTCTAAAGAAACATAAGAATCATCTTTTAATTCTGTATATTTAAGTATATTAGTTACAAATTTATTTTTAGATAAACTTTCAAAATATTCAAAATTTCTTTCTAAATGTGGAAGTGTTAAAAGCTCTTTACTTATTATATATACTTCATTAAAACTTCCATCTTCTTTTTTTCTATTTTGTTCTTTATGAATTTCTAACTTATAAACTTTAGTTTCTTCTAAGTTTTTACAATTTACTTCATATACCATATTTATAAAGTTCATCTCCTTTTTCTTTTATTAGATTTTTATTTTCAAAACCTTTACAATTCCAATAATTTATATCTTCATATAATTCATTTACAACAACAGTTCTTATTTTTGTAAATTCCAATATCTTTGAATTTTCTTTTGAAAATTCATTTCCATTTACATATATTAGATTATCATCTTCGTCATATATTTCAAAAGGAATATAGTCTTTTTCATTTTTTATTTCTTCTTTTAATAAAAAAATTAGTTTAAATTCAGTAAGATTTGCATATTTTATTTTATTAAAATTTATTACAAAATGATTTCCATTTTCTTCTAAAAAATCTTTTAATTTTATATTATTGCTTTTTAAATAAGATAAATATTTATAAATCATAGGATTCTTTTTAATTTTTATTTTTTCATAAAAAGTTCCAGAAAAACAAATAAAACAATTTTTTAAAAATTCTTCATACTGTTTAAAATCTGTTATTTTGTTTAAATCTTCAAGCGTTTTTCTCATACTCCTCCTTAAAATTAAAACAGAGGATTTTACTCCTCTGCTTTACCAAAGTATCCTTCAAGAAATTTCTTTCCGAAGGCTTTTACGAGTTTACCATCTTTTTCTACTTTTAATTCCGCTAATTCTTCTTGTGTTTTATTAAATAATTCATCACCATAAGTCTTATATGCTAATTCAACTGTTTTAGCTGTTTCAGAACCTACTCCAGCTATAGAGTTTAATGGCATTAATATCTTATTAGGATTTTTTTTATCTGGAACACAAGTAGTAGCTTTAGAAGAAAAATCTGGTTTAACTATCTCGAAACCTCTCAGTTTCATTTCATATACTATATTACCTATACGTATATTATTCTTTACTTTTACTTCATTATCACTTGCATGTTTACAATGTGCATGAAATTTATATAATTCTTCATTAGTATTTACTTCATTGAAGAATTTAATGTAATCAAAAGTATTATTAGAAGTATTAGTTACTCCATATCTATTTATTGCTGCTGCATAAAATGCTTGAGGATAGTGTATTTTATAATACATTATTCTTAAAGCGTTGATTATATAAGCGGTTGCATGCTATTGACTATATTATTTTACCCGTCTCTTTCGTAATTACGTCGTACCAATAGACTACCTTGTATTTCAACAAGGACCTACTCTACTTGCTTCGTGTAGTATTTCTACCTTATTTTCAAATAAACTTAATTATTTTTTAGCTTTCGATAGTCGATTCACATTTACAAAGGAATTTCACCTTTGTCTTAGCACAGGGTTCTGCACATTCCCTGTTAGCAAGAAATTTAACAAGTCATTTTCCTACTTGAATGATTAAATCAATTTCTCACACCTCTTATGAGTTAGGACGGTTTTACAAGGCCCACTTTGGTAATTCTTCATCTATATATTTCCAATGATATCCAAAAGCCATTCTTTCTGGCTTATTTGGATTTTTTAAATTATATCTCAAACAATTTGTTATACTGTTATGTCTAGGATGAACTCCTATGTCTTTATTTGCTTCAGCTATACTATCATAAACAATATCTTTTTCAACACAAAAAACTTTTCTTTCTTTACTTTTTTTATTTAAAAATTCTTTTAATAAAAAAACCCAGTTATTTTTATCATTCTCATAAGACCATAATTTTCCTTTATGACTAAATCTTACTTGGTCATTTTCAAATGTTTTATTTAAAATTGTAGATAGTTTAGAAAAATTACAATCAGTTTCTTTCATTGAATTGTATTTTTTTATTTCTCCTGTTTCAATATCGCAAGAATAAAAACAAGTTTTTGCATTACTAACCATATCTTCATTATACAATTCATATCCTTCATCTTTATATTTTTTTATATAATAAGTTTCTCTAGATTTTATTTCAGAATCTAAACAATCTTCTATTTTTTCAATAGTCCAATTTTCTTTCGGAATATTTCTCATATCTATCATTTTTTGTGTTTGAGAATTGTATTTTTTAGCATGAGCGAAATGTTCATTAAATCTTTCTCTTAAATTTGTTTTTACCGTTCCTCCTATGTATATTTTATTGTTTAATAAATTTGTTATTTTATAAATCATTTTTAACACCTCTTTTATAATTTTTTTATATTATATCATAAAGATGTGTTTTAGGAAATTTTAGATGTGTTCTAGGAAAGCCTTGGGAAATAAATACTTTATAGTATCTAATATTTCAACATACCAATTAGGACATTTTTCTAATAACTCTTTTTTAAATTTTTCTATTCCTTTTCCTTTTCTTACATTTTCAGAAACAAGAAAAGCTGTTTTTGGTTCAAAACCATATTTATAAGTTAATTGTTGAAATATAATATCTCTAAAAGTTACTAAATCTTCCAATTTATAACCTTCTAGAATATATTGTCTTTGACATTCCAATACTGCTGTCCCGTGTAACAAAGCTGAACTAGCGATTAATGCGTACATTGAATCTATTTTCATATCTCTAAGAGTTTGCATTGCGAAATCTGTATTCATTTCAGAAATTCCCATAGTATTAGCTACAAACGGATATTCATTAAAACCTTTTTTTAAATTTAAATATTTTGTATCTAATATACTATCTATTAATTCTCTATCATTAAACTTAACGTTTCTAAAATCATATCCTGTAAATTCTTCTAATTCTTTTAACATAGTCGGGTCGGAATGTCCTAAAAGGTCCATTTTTACGAGGTTTGCTTCAATATTATGATAAACCCAGCTTGAACTAAGTTCAGCTTTATTAGGATTATCAGAGACAAATACTTGTGGTGTTACATATTCAAACTTCGCAACTGCTGGTTTTATGAGCATTCCTCCTGGATGACTTCCTGAAGTACGCATAGAATGGATGTTTCTGGACATATATTCTATATCAAATTCTTCAGCTTGAACTTTTTCTTCTATTCTAGGAATATTTCTAAATATGTCATTTATTAACGCATCTTGACCGTATTCCATTTGAGTTCCAGACTTGATTACATTTTCTTCGCCGAACATATTTATGTATTCTTGTTGAACCTCCAACTGTACATTTTCAGAGAGGTTAAGGTCACAATCTGGTACTTTAGTAGGTTTTATGCGGTTTTGTTCATCTCTTTCTATCCAACCTACGAAGTTATGAGCTTCTATATCATATCCATCTCCGTACATATCATTTCCGCAAACAGGACATTTTTTAGTTTCAAATTCTGGTCCTACTTTTCCTTTTTCAGTATGCCATTCTACATGATGGCAATGTTCACAATAATAATGAGATTCTAGCGGTAAGACTTCAGAAATTTTAAGACAATAACTTAGAAGCATACTACCTACAGACCCTCTTGAACCTACTATATAACCTTTTTCTTCTGATTTAATAACTGCAAATCTTGCTAACATATATAATATTTCATAGTTAAAATCTGCTGTTAATTCTATTTCTTCTTCTAGTCTTTTTCTTATTTTTTCATTTATTCCTTCTTTTGTTCCGTCAGTAGACCATTTCTTAATTGCGAATTCCCAAGCAAGTTTTGGCATTTCTTCTTTTGGATTTATGCCTGGATAATCTGGAATAAATAATTTATCTGGAAGAAGAGTTATATCGAAAGCATTAACACAAGAATCTGCTAGTTTATTTGTATTATCATGCATTTCTTGTATTTCTTCTTTTGTAAATCCTTGTTTAGTATAATCTTCTATTACATCTTCATATGACATAATATAAGGTTGTGTATCTATGGAGAAATCTTCGTCTGTAGAACTGTTTGAACTGTCCATTTTACCATACTTAGAAGTGATTAAATTTATATAACCTTGCTTAAATACACTTCTTAATTCTCTATCATCTTTGTGAGATACATGAGCATCTGATACTATAATACAAGGAATATTTTCTTCTTTACAAATATCATATACTCTTCTATGAAGTTTATATACATCTTCTATACAAGTTATATTAGGATAATCTTTATGTTCTACCATAAAGCTATTATTCCATGAAGGTTGTATTTCTACTGCATCAAGTTTTTTAATCCATTCTCTAAACTCATCTTCTTTATCTTGTACTATTAGTTTCATATGTTTACCAAAAGCACAAGCTGAAGAATAAGCAAAATATTTTCTTACTTCTGGGTCAAATAATTCTTTGTATGGAAGAACAGGTCTTTTACCATACATCTTTTTATCTTCATCAGTAGGAGAAGAAAAATATTCTTTATATGATTTAGTAATTAATTCATATAATTTTACTAATCCTGGATTAATAGTAAGTGGTTCTCCTTTATAGTCAATTACTTCATCAGGAGATTTTAATAAGACTATAAAGTGGTCTCTTTCTATATTATCAGTACCGTTTAAATCTTTTCTTAGTTTCTCTAATTCTTTTTCTGTTTTAATTTTATTTAGTTCTAAGTCTTTTAAACTTTGTTTAAGTTCTTTTATAGTTTTATTACAATCTTCTAATTCTTGTATTTTTATATTTAAATTTTCAGTAGCTTCTGCTTTTTCTTCTTCTGAGATTGTTTTTCTATTTGTTAATCTTTTATATTTATCTCTTTCTTCTCTTATAGTAGATAAGTTATTTTGTTGTTCTTCTATTTGGAAATTTATTTTGTCTAGCTCATAATCAAAATCTTTAGATTCAAGTTCTTTTATTTTATTCTGAGTATCTAGTATATATTGTTCATTTGAAACAGTATAAAATTCACAACCAAGAATAAGCTTTTTATCTGTTTTTCCTTTTAGCTTATTAACAAAAGGAATAAAAGCAAATGTTGCTCCGTGGTCTGTAATAGCTATAGCATGACATTTATTTGTTTCAAATGCTTTTAAATAATCTTCTGGAGTACTAAGGCCATCATTTTTAGAATACATAGTATGACAATGTAATTCCGCTCTTGACACTTCATGATGTTCTTTTGTTTTATTTTCTATTTCTATTTCTGCTATGTCATTTATATTAATTACATAGTCTTTTTCTTTACCTAGTTTTTGTTCACTCTTTTTAATATAAGTTGAATTAGATTCTGTTAATCTACCTTCTACTTGATAATATTTTCCTGTTTTTAAATTAATAGGAATTTGTTTAAAGATAAAACCTTTAACGCAAAGTCTTTTATTTGGAACTTCAAATAATAACTTTGTAGCATATCCTTTTTTAGTTTTTTTTGATTCACATTCAACAAGATAAAGAATAGTTTTTAAATTTTGATTAACGTGATTAGAAAGCTTAGTTATTTCAGTAATTGTTTTACCATCAATAGTAGTTTTCTTATCAAGTGTAATATAAAAACTATAATCTTTATAAGAACTTTCTAACTCTTCTAAATGTTTTTTGAGTTTATCTTGTTTATCTAAATCATTAGTTCTTATTTCTACAGTTTTAAGTTCATTATTTATTATTAACTTAAAACCTTTATACATGACAAGCATGATTAATCACACCTTTCTATTTTTTCTTTTCTTCTTTTTCTTTCTTTATGTCTTTTATTATTTTCTTTGTTTTAATAACAACAGATAATAATGCATTTAGTTTAAATATATTCATTTTCTTGGCACCTCCGGTTTTTTATTAAAATTTATTTTATTTTTTTGTTGTTCTTTTTTTTCTGTTTCATCAATTAATGTGTTACCAGCTGAAATAACAAAAATAAAAGTAAAAACAAATGAAATTAAAATTCTATAGTCATTCTCTATTAAAATTAAACCAATTTTGTTCAGTAAAAAGAATATTAAATTCAATAAAACAAAAATAAATAAAATAGAAAACGTTATTAAAAAACCTGATTTGAAAGATTTAAACATGTTTACTCCTTTTCATTTATTAAATCTAATATAAGTTTATCACTTATACCATATTTATCTTTCAGATTTTCAAGCATCATTTTAGTTTTTATAAAAGCATTATCTGTTTTAATTATATTTTTATTTAAATTAAAATCATTTAATACTTTTATTATTAGCATATCATTCTGAATTTCAATAGAGGCTATTTGATGTACTTGATGTTCTAATGGTAAATAATTTTCATTCCAGTACTTTATAAATTCTTCATATTCAAATTCTTTATTTATTTTTTCATCTTTATAGTCTATTAATTTTATTTTCATTAAAGCCTCCAGTTCATAGTTAAGTTTATTATTCCATTAGCTAAAATTCCTAATGCAATTAAACATAAGCAAAAACTAATTAAGTTTTTTGTTTTATTTCTTTTATTTTTAAAATCATCACATAAATCTTCAAAAAAACTTATTGTTAAAAATAATTGAATTACAAGAAGTGTTATGAAGAATACTAAAGCAACTATTATCAAAAAAGAAAATAAATAAAACATTATAAACCAACTCCAGTAATTGCTTTTATTATATCTGTATATATATAAATATTAAATATACAACCAAGCATCATAATAAAATAGAAAAATCTTTTAGTTTTACTTAAGTTATTCCATTGTTGATGAATATATAATCCTAAATATATAAAGCCGCATACCATAAATATTATTACAAATACACTAAACCATACAACAAACATAAGTTTCACTTCCTTTTCGTATCGTAAATTATATAAAATGCGCCGGCGCATCGTTTTAGGATACGCCAAGCTTAATTATTTTATTAATTTTGATTCATGAATTTCTTTATTTAAGTTTTCAAGTTCTTTTATGCTAGAATCTCTATCTATTCTAGCTTGAATTTGTATTTCTTTAGTATCTAATATTCCTTGTTTAATTATTTCAAAACTTTGTTTTAAAGTTTCTACATCTATTGCCGCAGTGTTAGCCGTTTTTGCTATTTCAACAGAATTTTTAGATACATTTTTAGCATTCTTTAGAATTAGTTCATTAGTAGCTTTATCTACTTCAGACATAGTTCTAGAAATCACTCTTTGTCTTCTTAAATTAACAGCTATTACTATAGCATTTTTAAATACAGGTAAAGTAGTAATTATACTAGAATGTATTTTTCTAGAAAGATTAAAATCATTATTTAACATCATTTCTAACATAGGTAATGTTTGTAAAGCTACTGTTTGAGTAGTAATTAAATCTAACTTTTTAGTAGAAACCATATCTGTTACTGTTTGTAATTGAGTTAGTTGTTTAGTTTTTTCTTGTTCTTCTATATTAACAGATTGTTCTAAATCGTCTTTCTTTTGTAGTAAATTATTTTCTACTAAAGATATTGCATTAATATAATTAGTAATATCTTTATAGTAACTTTCTACAGTTTTATACATTTGAACTAAGTCTCTTTGTCCTTTATCTATATCTTGTTTATATTTTAATAGCTCAACAGAAACAGTATTAATATCTTTTTCTATAGTATCGTATTTAGCAAATACATCTTTTGCTCTTCCTAGTATTTTATTAAGCCAATTATCTTTAGGAGGTTCTTTTTCAAAATCAGATATATCTACTTTTTCCATTATCTTAGTAAGACTAATTAAAACATTACTAGCTTTTTCATTTTTAACATCTTTTGTATTTCTTAAAATAGTATCTGACATTCTAGCTAATTCTTCTGCTGGTTTAGAACCAAATACTAATATACTAGTAGGGTCATTTAGTTTTAATTCTTTTGTTAAACTTAATACTTGTTGAGAATTTTGTGTTTCTAAAGCATATTTTTCTAAATCTTCTTTTTTTAATTCAACTAAATCGTTCATTTTATCTCCTTTTAAGTATCAAAAGAAGAGGATTAACCTCTTCTAATGATTGTTTTTCTAATGAAATCAATTGGTATTATTAAGAAAGCTAAAGCTAATGCTAAACCAAAATGTTTTAAATCCATAGGTACAGTAGAGAATATTCTTCCTCCATATTGTATTATAAGAGATTGAACTATTGCTATACCTCCCATAACAAATATAAAGTTCTTATTTTCCATTATATGTTCAAATATATTAATATCATTACTTCTAGTATTTAAACTATTAAATAATATACTATATATAAAGAAAGTAAACATAAATGTTTCTACTGTTTTAATATCGTGAGTACCTATAACAGTATGAATTCCAAACCAGTTATTTAATATAGTTAATGAACCAAAAGTAATAAATATTCCAGCTAAACCTATACTAGATTTCATATAACTAGTAAGAATACTATCTTTTTTGTCTATTGGTTTTTCATTCATATATTTATCTAAAGCTGGTTCTCCAGCAAATGATAAACTAGCAAGAGTATCCATAATTAAATTAATCCATAATATTTGTACTATAGTAAATGGTTCATTAATTCCAAATAATGGAGCTAATATAGATATTAATATAGTAGCTACGTTTACTGTTAATTGGAATATAATAAACTTTTGAACAGATTTAGTCATAGTTCTTCCATTTAATACAGCTCTTTCTATAGAGCTTAAAGAGTTATTAAGAATTATTATATCAGAAGCTTCTTTTGCAACCTCTGTTCCATCACCCATAGCATATCCAACATCCGATGTTTTCAGTACTGGAGAATCGTTTGTCCCGTCTCCTGAACTAGATACAACCATTCCTAATGATTGAGCTACATTAGCCACACGTTTTTTATCATTAGGTAAAGCTCTTGAAACAACTTTTAATCTTGGTATGAATTCTTTTAATTCTTCGTCTGATAATGCTACTAGTTCATCATGAGTAAGAGCTACATCATTATCACTATTTATAATTCCAGCATCTTTAGCAATAGCAACAGCTGTTTCTTTTCTATCTCCTGTTACCATTACTACTTGTATTCCAGCTTTATTAAGATTAGCTATAGTATTTTCCATTCCTTGTCTTAAGTTATCTCTAATACAAGCAATAGCTATTAATTCTTTTTCATGATTTATTTCTTTTACTAAAGCTATTAATCTCATACTTCTAGCTGTTTGATTTTCTGATGTTCTATTAATAGCATCTATTTGTTCTGGAGTTAAAAATGCACATTGATTAACTAATACTTCTGCTGCACCTTTAATATATTTAACTCCGTTTTTAAGAGTAACTGCTGCATATTTAGTTACAGAAGAAAATTGTTCTTTTGATTCTATTTCATCTCTATTAAAATCATTAAATTTATTTTCTATTAAATAATCTAATAAACATCTATCTGTAGCATTACTTCCTACTGCAACTCCATTACTTTCCATAGAGTCATTATTTAATCCACAACAATTTACAATATCTTGTTTTAATTTTTCATCTAATAAGTTTATATTACTATATAAGATACCATCTTTTGTAATAAACTCTACTAGTTTTAATTTACCTTCTGTAATAGTACCTGTTTTATCTGATAGTATTATATTAGTATAACCAGCTGTTTCTAAAGATTCAGTATGTCTTAATAATATTTTTTGTTTTAATAATTTAGCACTATTGATTACTGCAACAAGAGTAGTCATCATAGGTAATCCTTCTGGTACTGCCATTATTATAATAGTAACAGAATAAATTACTGTACTCATTATTAAGAAAAATGCGCTGGAGAAATTTATTGTTTCTGCTGAATAAAAACCTTTAATTAAATTAATTACTAAGTATATTGCACCAGCACTGTAACCCATAATTCCTATAGTATCAGCTAATTTATTTAGTTTTTCCTTAGAAGGACTAATTTTATCTTCTTCTAATAATGAAGAATTTATTTGACCAAATATAGTTTTTTCCCCTACTTCAGTTATTTTCATAACTGCTTCTCCAGAGTTAACTACTGTACCTCTAAATATTTTAAACTTAGTAAATAAGTCATCATTACCAGGTATAGGATTATTTCCTAGTTCTATTTTATCAGCATCTTCTGATTCACCATTAAGAGAAGCTTGATTTACTTTCATAGAACCTTCAATAATTATTCCATCAGCTGGTATTTTATCTCCTTGTTGTAATAATACATAATCTCCTACTACTAAATCATTAATAAGCACTTCTTCTAATTTACCATTTCTATATGTTTTAACCATTATTCTATTAGCTTCATCTTGTAAAGCATTAAACTTTTGTTCATTTCTATAAGCACTCCAAGAAGAGAAACCACTAGCCATTAATATTGCAATAGCTATACTAATAACATCATACCAATCTGGTTCTCCAAAAGACTTATTAAATAACATTAAAACATTAAAACATATTTTTATTCCAAGCGCTATAAATAAAATAATAATCCATTTATCTTGTAAAGCATCTTTGAAGAAATCCCATAATGTTTGAGATTCTTTTGTTAAAAGTACATTTGAACCATTATACTCTCTTGATTCTAAAACTTCTTTATCATTTAATCCTTTATATTGTTTCGTATTAATCACTCCTTATAGTTAAAGTAAGAGAGGTGTTACCATCTCTTAGATATATTTATTAATTACAGTTATTTGATTTGCAGCAACTACTCTTCCATCTTGATTATCAGTAGTAAAACCATCTTCACCAGTTTTAAAGTTCCAATGTCCGTTTTCATCTTTGTAGATTTCAGCAAATTCTATAATAGTAAATTCAGAAGCGTCTTTTGTAAGTTTATATTCACAAAGTTTGTTTCCTGTTTTGTTATCTGCTAAGTAAATATAAGCATTTTTAATAGAAGCGAATGTTTGTTGTCTTAAATCTGCTTCATAGATACTAGCTGTTACTATTATTTTATCAATATTAGAATCTAGTTTATCTACATTTACAGTACCAATTTCATCATCTGCATCTCCTTCACCTGTTCTATTATCTATAGAACCTACTATACCATTTACTCCAAACTTATTATTATAGAAAACTAAGTCTTCATCTTGTACGAATTTTCCATTTCTAAGAACTACGAACGATAAGTCTAAGTCTGCTTTTGGACTATATTCATCCGCTGGGTCCCAGCATAATCCTACTCTAAAGTCAGATACGTTTAGTTCCTTTTTTAAATTTATTGGTTGTCCTTTTTTTAAATTAATCATTGTTAAATCACTCCTTTTATTTTATAATGTTTTTAAATCTTTTCCTTCTAATTTACCATATTCTCCTACAGCTTTAAATACCCATTCTCCATTTTCTTTATAGAAAGAACCAGCATGTAAACTAGTATTACTTCCACCATCTTTTGTTATATCATATTTACAAATTTCTTTGTTAGTATTAATATCTGTAAGTCTAACGTAAGCATCATCTACTTTGTTAAAACTTTGTCTTCTCATTCTTGCATTATATATTATGATGAACATATCTATAGATATAATATCTTCTGGTAATTTGTTAAAGTAGATGTCAATGTTTTCATCATCTCCAACTCCTTCACCAGTTAGATTATCGTGGTCTAAAGATATTCCTGGATAATGTTTATCTGCATAATATAATACTTTTCTATGACCATCATTGCTTTTAAGTAGACACATAAGGTCTAAATCATAATTTTCTTCTCCATAACCTTCATTAGGTTCCCATCCTCCAGAGAATCTAACGTGTTCAAGAGTAGAATGTTTAGATAAGTTAATAGTTGAACCTTTAGATAGTTTAATACTAGAACCTACTTTTTTTGGTTCTTGTACTGTAACAGATTCATCTTTAATCTCTTTTGTTTCACCACCAAATAATTTACCAAATAATCCCATTTTAATTCACTTCCTTTTTTTATTTTTAAAAAAGTCCAAAGAACTTTTTCTTTTTTAATGTTAATATATCATCATAATGCAAAGAACTTTTATTTTTTTCGAGATTGATACAAGTAAAATAATCTTGTTTTATATATTTTTTTAATAGACTGGAACCGCTTATATTAAGTACTATCACATCAAAACCTAAAGAACTTAATAATAATATAATAAAAACTGTTTCTATATTTATACTATTATTTAATTTAAAACATACTTTTGGAACTGAATTTATTCCATCAAATCCTTCATAAAGTTTTATGAATTGAGAATCTATTAAAACACTTTCAGTTATTCCTTTATCTCTATCAAGATTATTTAAATCTATAAAACAATTATTTATTATATCTATTAAATTATCTATTATTTTTTCTTTTGTTTTATCATCAAAATCAAGTTTTTCTTCACACTCTCTGTAATTAAAAATTTTATTTCTTTGTCCTTTTATAGTTTTAAATAAATGAAAACAAGAAACTAAATTCATATAGAAACCTTTGAAACTAAGTTTTTCTCTATAAACTATATTTTCTGAAGAATCTATATGTTTTAATAGTCTTTGATATTCATATATATCTTCATAACAACCATTTATTTCCATACATATATGAGGCATTTGTATTTTATTATCTATTATTTTATAACCTTCTCTTAACTTAGCATCTTCGTTAAGCATTCCATATATATCAGCTATTGTGCAATCATAAAGAACTGGTTCTATTTCATATTGGTTATTATTTTCTTTAATTGTACTTTGATTATCATAAAGCATATTTTTTACTTGTTGTTCTATTATTTTAGCTGCACTAACTATTTTTTTAGTTTCTTTTCCTATAGATAAAACATCAACAAGAGATATATCTTTATAAGAATCAGCTACATAGTTTTCTGTGTAAATGCATTCATAACTTTTTCCTCCAGGAGATACTATGATTATATCAAATCCTAAAGTATAAAGCAATAGTAAAAAATAAAAAATTTCTCTTTCTAAATTACCATAATATATGCAAACATTGTTATATATATCACTTTCTTTGAAAATTTGTTCCTTATATTTTATTAAAAATTTAGCTAATTTTATTTTA